GGCCCCCCGAATAACGGGGGGCGGTAATATTCCCACCCTTTCTTAGGTCCCTCATCTGGAGTTGTTATGTCATCATACCGATCTCGCTATCGTGAGCTCGATGCTTACATCAGTCATCTCCACTTCCTCGGAGGTACCAACTGGGGTGGATGGAGTGCGAATCCTTTCGCACCTAACATCTGCTCCGGTGGTATCAACATTGGGAGTGGTCTGATTGTGTACGTCGGCACACGATCCGCAGAAGGTATGCAAGACTATTCGGACCCAGATGTCCGAGCTTACCATCCCGTAGTTCACGATAAAATCTCTCTCGGAGTCACGCAGTGTCACTTTACTGTAGTTTACTACACAAGTGAGACTGCTAACTTCAGCTTAGATTTATCGTACAGCTACTACGATGGCTATGGCTTTGACGTCCCCTGGGCTCCGCTGGTTAATGACCTAGCATCACAAATTACTTCCCAGTTGCAGTCCAACTCACTTTTACTAGTGACCTTGGCTGAATTAGGGAAGACAATCCGAATGGTAAAGAACCCATTGGGATTCGTCAAACAATCTAATCGACATCCCCGTCGCCTTAGTGATAAGGCATACAGGCGGTATCACTACCAGCAAATGGCACAGCACATGAGTGCTGCCCAGCTTGCGAAGTATGGATCCTCGATGTGGTTAGAAGGTCAGTATGGTTGGAAGTCGGCCTACGCCGACATCAAGAGCTTTTGCGATTCTTTTCGCAAATTCGAGAAAGCTTCCAATGATGCTGATCTAGGCGAAGTGAGCACTCGGTTTTCTAAATCGAGTGTATTCCAGGATCGTGCCGCATTCACAAGCGGCGTGTCAGAGGCAAATTGGTCTACCATGATGGAACATCCGAATGGTTTTTATTCATCCGGATCTGGCAACATCTTTGCTTGGCAGGCGCAAGCCTCCGAGCGTAGGTGTGTTGCTACCGTCGGCTGTAAGCGTTACCTGGAGGCTCAAAACAAGGCCTCTAAATTGCAGTTAGCGCTTCAAGCTGTTGGTGCTACATCACGGTCCCTCCTACCGACTCTATGGGAATTGACTCCGTGGTCCTTTGTTCTCGACTGGTTCGTCGATACACAAGGGATACTTAGTCTCCCAAGTTCGGTAGCCATTTTGCATTCTAGTAGTTGCCGAGAGCTGGGTTACTCGTTAAAAGCCGAAAGCAATATCGGTCTTCGAGTTATTCCAGCTGGTGCGGTTCCTACTGCTACCACGGGTTATGGCCCACCTACGGTGATTAATCGTAGTAGTTCCATCGTATCCGCGGCATCGTTCAAGCATTACGAAAGGACATTGGGGTTGCCAAACCTCAGCCTAACGCAATTTCTTGATCAGAATGGCCTATCTGGTATTCAGAAGACGAACGGCATTGGACTTATCATCCAAAAGGTCGTTCGTTGAACCATCCTACCATAGAAGGAGAGTCACATGTCATCGACATCGTTGACCCCTTACAAAACGAATTCGACTCAGGAGACTTTTGTCCTGGCGAATGAGTCCAGCAACGGAGCCAAGTGGATCGTTGCCGGACGCAGTCTTCCCTGTCCCTATTCGCTTGAGCAGGTCAGAAAACTGACCGCGCCTACAGCGACTGGGAACGACCGGGTTGAGTTGCATCTTAAACGGGTTGAACCCAATGCAACATCCGGCCGTCTTGCCACGATGTCGGTATCGTTGATTATCTCGATACCGAAGGACGTTTCCGTCCTTGTTCCTGGCATACAGAAAGAGATGGTCGCCATTTTAGCCTCGCTCTTAAATGAGCAGACTGCGATGGAGTCCACCAACGTCAAGATCACCGCCCTTACCCAGGGCACGAATCTGTAAAGAAGGGCCTTAGGGCCCTTTTCACTAATTGTGCCCGTGAAAGGAGGGCGAAATGACAAGACGTTCAGCCAACAAGCGCAAAACTGCGCTTGTACTAGCTGTTATTACTGCACTTATTGTGCTATTGCAGCACTGCAGCTCTATCTTGGAAACCGTAAAAGGTCTCTTAGATAAAGTTAACATCTAGTATGTAAGGGGCGTTTCAACACTTCAACATGTGACAAAGGAGTAATCCGTGGAAACACAGAAACCTTCTGCGCCTCCAGAGAAACTCTGGACGACCTTCTATTCGGCCCTATTGGGTGACATTAGTTCGCTTTATCCCTCGATCTCGCAAGAGCATGAGATGTTCCTCATCCAGAAATTTGAAAGAATTTTTGGTGAGGAGCTCTACCTGAAAATCTTCCCAGAATGGGGAAAGATTCTCGAGCGCGCTCTGGCGACGGGTTCAGCTGAAATGCTGGACTCGGAAGGTGAGAACTATGGCGATTATCTTCTTCACAATGGTACCCCTCGGATACTCAATGAATTATGGGAGCTTGTTGTTGCTCCTAACATTGGGCAGACGAAGGTGCATTGTCGATTCGACCACCGGGATCTCCCGGCAGCACGAGCACTTGAGATCAGCATGGCTGTCAATGTGCTCCGTCAGTTTTTCCTTGCATTCGCAAAGGTGACTGACGTCGAACCGTCCGCTAGCGTTGATGACGAAATAACGTCGTTTTCGCAGCGGATAAGTAATCCGGCGGAATTAACCGCCTCCAGACGCGAATTTGAAATGATTCGGTCTGTGATTCGGATAATCGTCCAAGAGGACCCGTACGACGTAACTGACGAGGCGGAGCTAGTTGCTCCACTTGCCCAATGGGAAAACGATCCCTTCGGCAGGCACGGCCCCGGCGCTGTTGCGGGAGGTGAGCAAGGTAAGCGTAAATGGGACTTCGGATCCGTCAAGGGTCTGAATCCGGAAATGTACGAATACTTTCCGGCGGATTTCCTTCAGGCTTTAAGTGCCTCAGGTGATCCGTTGCTGGCACGTCTTCAAAGGATCGTTTCCGATCCTATGGAGCGTATCAGTTCATTAGCCGTTGTTCCGAAGGATTTTCGCGGACATCGGTTGATCTGCATCGAACCTAAAGAGCTTCAGTTTGCTCAGCAGGGGTTGATGAAGGTGCTCTATAAGCACATTATGTCTCATTACCTTACTCGACGGAGCATTGACTTCGTTGATCAGGGGAAATCTCAGAAAATGTCGCGATCATTGCGATTCGCGACAATTGATCTGAAAGACGCCTCTGACAGCGTGTCAATGCGATTAGGAAGAATGATCTTCCCCCGTCGCTTCTGGAAGCTTATGACAAGGTACCGTAGTTCACATGTGGCTCTACCTGATGGAAATCTTGTAGAGTCCCACATCCTGGCTACGATGGGAAGTGCTTTATGCTTCCCATTGGAAACACTCGTCTTCTATGCCATAGCCCTCTCGGCTATGCTTATAAGACGCTCGTGTTTCCCTCCGGTTTTACTGGATGTTGATTTCGTTCGCAATATGCACGGTCTTCGACTGCGCGTATTTGGTGACGATATCATAGTACCTTGCGATGATGCGAACTGCGTCATCTCGCTCCTAGAACGTTGCGGTTTTAAAGTCAATGCAGGGAAGACTTGCATTGAAGGCCTAGCGCGCGAAGCGTGTGGCTCCTGGTACTATGCCCAGGACGACGTCCGCATAGTCCGCTTTAAATCCAGCGAACTAACTAGTACCGCTGTTTGGATCTCGTTGTCTGAGCAAGCAATTGCTTTGGCAAAAGCTGGCTTTACCAGAGCCTCGCGATCCATTTGTGAAGCGCTTCACTGTAAGCATCCTATTCCATGGGGTTTTAACGGCTTCCCTTACCGTAGGGATACGGTAATGAGTCGTTCTGACCACCGACTGGAATCGAATGCCTTAAGGAATGCGCGGGGACGAAAGTCTCCTTTCTATCGTTGGAATAATGATCTCCAGCGATTGGAATTCCGAACACCTGTGAGGGAGAAATTCCTTACGTGTGAACAGTACCCGCATAGTACAGATGGGCTTTACGCCTACTGGACTACTCAGGCTACACACCTCTGGTCCCTTGAGGATACCGGTCTTCCGGTTAAATGGGAATGGGTCGGCATTACGCCAACTTCAATGTTGGAATAGCCGACAGAGGGGGTTCCGGCCTTGTGCCGGTTTTTGG